ATTCTTCAACGAGAATGGTGATCGGTTCTATAAGATCAAGGTTTATTTTATCACGCTGGACGAGAAGAGCGGAGCGGAAAAGAAAACCGCCGCTACCATGTTAGCCCAAGCCTCTAATCTAAAAGAGGCCATAGCCGTGCTAGAAGAAGGCATGAAGGGGACAATGGCGGATTATACCATAGCCTCTGTCTCGGAGACAATGATCATGGACGTGTTCCCGTTCAACGCGGATGTCAATAAGAGAGTTGTTGACATTGATAAAAAAGAGATAGAGAAATCATTGTCTGACACCTCTAAATCAATAGAGGATAAGATGAGAGAGTGCAAGGATATCATAACCCGTGATCCCAAGGAAGGGGACGGAGATCTCATTACGAGAACGCAATCCTTCATCAGGCAAAAGGCCGGGCATGACAAGAGCAAGTTCAAGGAGGCCGCAATAGAGATCGCCTTGCTCCAGAAATCACCAGCTTCCCAAGTATGGTTCATGGGATGTGGACAACTCTTAATTGAAGAGCTAGAGGTTTGATATTGATATTAGTGTGTTTTTCATGGTATTAGATTTAGTTTTTATCCCCGCCGTCCGTGAGGATATGCGGGGCAAACACGGTGGTATGGCGGAATTGGTAGACGCTAATTGAGTGTGGTTAATCGTAGAGTGAAATTCTCTGCTAAGTGTTAGATAGGTTGAAAATAAAACCTGACAATCCACATCAATCCTATCGTGCAGGTTCAAATCCCGCTGCCACCACCAACAACAAATAACAATCATGGATTTCGGTAACGACATTCCGGATTACGATCCGGACGATTTTGACAATTACGATTATGAGTGACATTTTTCAAAGCCTGTTATTATCCTTCGGGGTGATAACGTTCATATTCGCTATCCTAGCGATAATTTTTATTGTATTAATCTTGATAGACGACAAGTACAAATGAGGAATATCGAATCACAGACCCAGCAAGCTTGCGTCAGATACTTCCGTCTCCAATACCCGAAATACGCCGGATGCTTCTTTAGCGTCCCGAACGGAGGACGGAGGGACACGGTAACCGGGGCTATACTGAAAGCGGAAGGGGCATTGGCCGGGGTAGCCGATCTGTTCCTGTCAGTCCCGAATAACGTCCATCACGGTCTGTACGTGGAAATGAAGACAAGAAAAGGCCGGCAACAGGACAGCCAGAAGGCATTCCAGAAGGCGGTAGAGGCTCAAGGGTACAGATATGAGATATGCCGATCGCTGGACGATTTCATCGCGCTTATAAAAGACTACTTGAATGGCTAAGAAACCTACCAAGCAACCCGAGCGTATCAGATGCGCCGATTGCGTGCACGGCAAGCCTCACAAGGGTCTGGCCGTATGGTGCGAGATATTGAACACCGGAAGGGTAGCGAACTCCTTCCGGTATTGTGACAACTATAAACGATAACTTATATGAGAACTATCAAAGCGAACACTAAGGCAAACGGGGATATACTCCCGGAGCCTAAATTCAAGAGGATACCCGTAAGGGTTGACAAGAACACGATCATCCTCGTAAGGGAGGGCTTGAACGTGGAAGAGCATCTAAAAAGATTCAAGGACAAGGACAACACGCCACCGGGATATATCCCGTGGTTCTAAAAAAACTTCAATATGTTTGGTATCTTGAAAATGAATAGTATCTTTCAAAAAAAAATAGTCATGAATAATAATAACGTTTTAAGGATTCACATAAAGAACTCCCAGCCTGTAGATGTTTCAGACTTCACGAAAACGATGAGCGCTTTTGGAACGCTGTTCTCCAACTTCGCCCAAAAGAACGGGAAGTCAAAAGAGGAGGCTAACGCAAAGCTATATGTCAGTAAAATAATAGAAGGAAGTATTGACATACATCTCGTAGAGCTAGCGTCCTTGGCGGTTATTCCATTCGTGGAAAATTCTAATTTGATACTTGACTTCGCCAAGCACATTAAAAGTATCTATGATTATTTCGTCTTGTCTAAAGGCGACGAACCTGAGTTGAACGTACCGGAACTTAAAGGCGTTCATGATATGGTGTCCATACCGGCAAATGACAGGAACGGCTTAATGACCGTCCAAGTAATCAACGACAACGCAGGCAATGTCATTTTCGAGGGATGTACATTCAATCATATTGAAGGCAACGGTATACAAAACCAATCGGATAACGCATTAAAGGAGAGAAAGGCGCTATCTAATGAGGGAGATATCTACAGGAAACAATTGATGACCATATATCAAGTCAGGAAGGATGGCGCTGACAGAGGTAACAAAGGAGTTATTGACGCTATATCAGACAGGAAATTAGGATTAGTGTTTGACTCTGACACGCTAGAGGACGATATTCTAAGATCGGCTCAAAATCCAATGCTGAAAGGTTACATCGTTGACGTGATCGTTCAGACGGTACAAGGGAAACCAGCCGCCTATAAGATAATGGCATTGCATGACGTGATCGATTTAGATTAAAATCTCACCCAATCATTGATTAACGAAGCGGAATAGAAAGTATCTTTTCCGCTTTTTTCATAAAATCATTTGGCATTTTGAATTTGAGTTGTATCTTTGCAGTGGACCCGCCAGTTCAAGTATTAGAAAACAAGTTTGTCGTAGCTATTTTTATGGCTAGACATGGCGTGTTATATCTACAAAGATATAAAGGCTATCAATCCACATGGGTTACGACACTTGTGTTTTAACTTGGACTTGGCGGTTCGTGGGGCGATAGCCTTTTTTATATACTCAAATTTCATTAACATGCCAAGTCCTATGAAATCTGCGAGTGTAACGAACAACAGTAATTGCACAACCACGTCCGCTCACGAAACGAGCTTCCTATCATGGCGATCCATCGCCAAGCTATTAACCTTCATGTCATTCGGCTTGCTCGAGTGCGATAACAAGAACGACGTTATCGGCTATGTCAAGGTACTAATCTTATTGATGTCCGCATTCATTTTAGCCGGGCTGGAAGGAGGTGCGCTATGAGTACTCCAACAGCACGTCAACAAACTATCCGCATCAACCGCCTATCCAAGGAGAACGATCGGCTTTCCAAGGAACTGGAGCACGTTAAAGAACAGCTCAGATGGTCACGCATCACGTCCTCGCAAGAGACGGAACTAAAGAACGCTTGCTTCTTCTTCATCGCCGCAAAGGGGCTATTCACCGAATGGCACGAGTGGCACGACAAGAGGATAACAGAGAGGTTGATGGACGAGATCAAGAGGACTATCAAATAGCCCTACCCTACTCACGTATTAAGATTTTAAAATCCCCGGTCTAGGCCGGGGAGTATATTGTATTGTCTAAAAAATAAAACTACATAAAAATGACACACCTAAAAAGAAATAAGCATGGCACGGATAAGGACAATTAAGCCTAAATTCTGGGACGATTCCAAAATAGGTAAGATCAGCAGAGACTCCAGACTCCTATACATAGGATTATGGACTTTCTCCGATGATGTCGGCGTTGTGATCGGTGACACGATATGGTTAAAGTCTAAGATATTCCCGTATGACCAAATTCAGGTTCAACAGTTTGAGAAATGGTTATCAGAGCTTGCGACAAATGGATTTATATGTCAGTTCTCTTATAATAATGAGAATTTCATATATCTGCCTAAATTCGCTCGGCATCAAGTGATAAACCGACCGAATGTTGACGATTTGAACATACCTAAAAACAAGTTAGACAATATCTTATCAAAATTCACTGAACAATCACTGATTAATCACGGAACGTTCACTGAACAATCAGTGCCTATAAAGGAAGAGGAAAAGGAAGAGGAAAATATAACAGAAGATTCTAACGAATCTCCTGTATGTGCGACTTCACAGCCGCACGATGGACGGATTGATTACGCAGAACTTGTCAAATTTTTCAATGAAAAAACGCAAGGCGCATTCGGAAATATACGGATGCCTCTGTCAGACAAGCGAAAAGGGATGATAAACGCACGTATCAAGACATACGGGAAAGAAACCTTCGCAAGGATGATACAAATGGCATTAAACAGCGATTTTCTCAAAGGTCAGAATAAAAATGGCTGGCGAGCTTCTTTTGACTGGCTTATCAAGCCAACTAATTTCGAGAAAGTAATATCAGGTAATTATGACAACAAAAATAGGGCAAATACTCAACAATGCAACCGTGATCCAAACGAGTTCCTTCGAAATATCGCAGAGGGAATCGCCCGAGCCGATTTCGAGGAATCCAAACGGTGAGTGCAGCGTAAGTCTCTATACCGGGGATTTAGCTGAGCCACGAGAAATAGCCGTATCTATCAGCAGATTGATGACCGCATTCCCGAAAATGGGAGATCCGTTCTTTAATTTGTTAGCGGAAAGGGTAAGGGCGAATAAGTTCACCACAAAACGGCTTAATGACGCTATCAACCATCTTATTGACAATTTCAACTACAAGGAGCTTAACATAGCGGATATCATCAAGTTTGACAAGAGAGCCAAGCTATACTCTTACAACGACGTATGTAAGATGGTGTCCAAGGGAGAGGCAACGTTCTCTGACTTTGCCGTTAAAGAGATCAATGGGACACATTACAGGGTAAAAAAAACTGATATAGAGTAACATGGAAATAACAGAGAGATTGAGAAACACCCCTACCGGTTTGATCGTGTTGGTAGGAGACATGAAAATTATCGTGGAAAAGTACAGGCCGTACTATAACGGCCAGAACAAGATCCCGTGCAGGGGATGCGTCTTCCGGGACGAGGGAGCGAGATTCTGCGAATACTCATCTGCTTGCATGGCCCATATGAGGCCGGATCACGAGAGCGTAGTTTTTGCTAAAACGAGAGAGACATGAATGTTTTATCCTTATTTGACGGAATGTCTTGTGGTAGGATCGCATTAAGAGAACTCGGGATTGAACCGGAGCATTATTATGCGAGCGAGATCGACAAGTTCGCCATATCCCAAACGAGGCTGAACTTCCCGGACACGATACATTTAGGGGACGTGACTAAGTGGAGGGAATGGGAGATAGATTGGGGAACGATAGATCTCATACTGGCAGGAAGTCCTTGCCAAGGATTCTCTTTCGCCGGCAAACAACTGGCTTTCGATGATCCTAGAAGCAAGCTCTTCTTCGTATTCGTGGACATACTGAGCCACGTGAAGGCATTGAACCCGGATGTGTTCTTCTTGCTTGAGAACGTAAACATGAAGAAAGAGCACATGCGGGTAATTACTGAGTATTGCGGTGTTCATCCAGTCAACATAAACTCAAATTTGGTGTCGGCCCAGAACCGGAACCGGTGGTATTGGACGAACATAAGGACAAAGAAGGTCGGACTGTTCGGGGAGATCCACTCCGACATACCGCAGCCAAAGGACGAGGGTATATTGTTAAGGGATATCTTGGAGGAAGAGGTTGACGAGAAATATTACCTAAGCGAGAAGGCCATTAGGTATATCTTAAACGATAAACGTATGGAGAAACGATTCACCCAGATCGACGGGGATAAAGCGGTCTCCTTGATGGCCGCTGGCACATGCAATAACACCGGGACCTTTATCTCGGTAAACGGGAAGGCACCATGCCAACGTGCCAGTGGCAGAGGGGGACTTTCCCCCAGACATAATTACGAAATCATAAATACTTCCGGTATGCCAAGAAAATATCAGAACAAAGCCTCATGTCTCTTAGCTGGAGGCCATGGAGCAGGAAACCATTCGGATATGGACTTGATCCTGCAAAGACCTAGGGGCAATAATAAGGGTAATGTTTTCCGTGGCAAGGCACCAACCTTATCGTCAAACGCATGGGAACAGAACAATGTGCTCCATAAGATTATCCAGTTAAATGAAAGTAAGGAAAGCGGGGGCATCCAGCCATATCAACAAAACAGGGTATATCATGCGAATGGACAATGTCCGGCCTTGTTAGCCGAGATGAGTAGAAGAAGCCATGCCATACTTAGTGTACGACAAAAAAGAAACTTGAAAGATCAAGACGGAAAATCGAGCTCATTACTTGCCTCCTCATATAAAGGATCACAAGCTAATGGCATGACCCTAGTGGAGACATCATCTATCCGGAGATTGACCCCGATCGAGTGCTCTAGGCTACAAACCGTTCCTGATTGGTACAAATGGGATTGCTCTGATACGCAGATATACCGTTTGTTAGGCAATGGATGGACTATCAAGGTTATACGACATATACTTAGTTTTCTAAAGAAAGACATTCATCATAGTTGAAAGCTGCATTCATCTATGATGAGAGCAAATATAACAGCATGAACGATTTAGACTTTTGCAGAGGCGTATGGTACGCCATACAGATGCTCGTTGTCGAGCTAAGGGCACCATCTATGGCCGCTAATATAGCTAGGGAGGCCAATTTTTCCAAGGATAAATGCTTGGAGCTCCAGCGTGACAGCGGGGTTTACGATGAAGAGATGAAGGATTTTATTAATGAGGAAATAAAATAACAGTCATGAGAAATAAAGAACTAATAGCTCTACTCCAAGAGCAAGACCCGGAAGCGGAGATAATGATCCGCACGTCCGACGATCAATATTACTACGATTTAGTGGACGTGTTCACGGATAAGGATGGGGATGTCATAATACAGGAGGGGTAAATATGGCTAAAGAATACGTTATAGGCGAGACGTTCCGTCAAGGGAAGGCTAATCTAAAGGTTTGCGAGGGTCTTTGCATTGACTGCTATTTCTTTAGCAGACCTAAAGGAGAATGCGCAAATATGGCTTGTTTGGATTTCCAAAGAGAAGACAATCAAGATGTAATATTTTTAGAAGTGAAGGAGGAATAGAAATGAGTTGGGGAATGAACGTCAGGCAAACCAATGATAACGGAGAGAACACCGTTATTGAGGTCTGGTTCCATGATAATTTTATAGCCTTTCATTATCATGGATGGATAGACAAAAAGCAAAGGAAGATAGCGGAGAAATGTACACGTCACCGTTATATATGGGGTAAGTACTATGTCGCAATGGAGACAATCCTACCCTTCTATGCGGTGAGAAAGTTTCTAATGACACCGAAATGCTGGGTTAACTTTATTAAGTGGTTTTATAGGGCTTGGAAATACAATAGGATGATAAAGCATGAATAAAATAATGTTCAATGATCGATTCAACCTAACCAAGTTAGTCCTTGAAGGTAAAAAGACACAGACAAGAAGGATTGAGATCGATTGCAATATAAGATTTTATCTTTATAACTATGAGGGTTCATATCCGAAAATAGAGGATAATAAGATTTGTATTTATTCCGATGACGGTTATCTCCTTGCCTATAAAAAAACTCGGTATAAAATCGGAGAAGAGGTCGCCATAGCGCAAAGTTATAAAGAACTCGGATATGACGCTGACGCTCTTGACAGAAGCCCTAAAGATTGGAGAGTGATCAGGGGTACCTTGGGGGAATCTAAAGGATGGAACAATAAGATGTTTGTCCTTGCGGAAGCCTGCAAACACCATATCCGTATTACTAATATCAAAGTTGAGAGATTACAGGATATATCCAACGAGGACTGTTTGAATGAGGGAGTAACGATGACTATGCACAAATCCGCCGACGGTGAATGGGGAAGATATTATTGGCATCATGGAGTTACACGTTCTAATTGCCCTCATGGACAGTACAAAGAATATGATACTCCATTAGAGGCTTTTTCTTCATTGGTAGATTGCGTCTGTGGTAAATATACGTGGGAATCTAATCCTTGGGTTTTAGCTTACGAGTTTGAATTAATTAAATAAACAATCATGAATCAAATTTGCACAACCAAAGAACAATCATCCCGGCTATTAGAGGCCGGGGTGAGACCGGAGACGGCGGACATGTATCTTGACGAGCTCGAATTGCCGGTCGCATTTGAATATGGCAGGGTTGAAAAGCATGTGGATCAAGATATGGCATTCCCGGCTTGGTCTCTATCTAAATTGATAGATATGCTTCCTGCCACGATTTCACAACGCAACCGACCCGATTTAAGTTTGGAAATCACAAAAGATAGCGTGTATTGGTTCATCCAATACACAGAACTGGGATACGACTGCAAGCATGAGGTTATGAAAAAGAATGTCTTAGATGCTGTTGTGAATATGATTGAATGGCTTATCAAGGAAGGATGCCTTGACAAGAAATACCTATCGGTTAAATGCGGCGATTGCCTACTTATCGAGGATGAAGACGCTAACGGAGAGGCTTGGTGCTCCTTCCATCAAAAGCCGATTAGGTGCAATAGTAGAGCTTGTAAGGATATTTTAGAGAAAGGAGGATCAAATGATTAAGGTAACGCTTATAGACTAATAAAGGAAGGAGATGCCTGCACATCTCCTAAAAAACAGCTAGGCTTACTTTTTATCGCTCACCAAGAAAGAGAAATAACGAGAGGTCTTAGGATAGATTCTCTTACCATTCTTTACTATGTAGCGACAGAAAATACGAGTCTTGCTGTCTTCGCGCGTTTGGTCTTCCACATTAAACACCTCCTTTCCGATTTGCCTGACGACCTGCATCGTCAAGCTATATTTAGCTACGCCCTGTCAAGCGAAACTAAAAAAAGCCCAAAGTTACAGGACAATGGGCTTGTGTCTTTTCTCGGACAAGGGAGATAGGACAAGGAGGTGAATGACAGTTCACCAGATTGGAGGTGTTAATGTTCCAACCAAACGCAACGCAAATATACAGGTTTACCGTGTACTAACAATGTGTGGTTAGCAATATTTAAATATTATTTAAAATCATGGAAAGAGATATTGATATGAGACAGACAGTAGAAGAAGCGGCTCATTTATTCGCTGAAAGCAGGAGTAGCGGTAGTGCATTCCCGGCGTATTATCAGGGATTTATAGCAGGTGCCGAATGGCAGGCAAAGCAATTCCCGTGGATAAGCACAAAAGATAAGTTACCTGATGATGAAGATCTGGTAATAACTGGCTGCTGGTGTACTGATTATTTTAAATACTTACAACAGGGTTGGTATTGCAGAGAATGTAATGAATGGTATGATACTAATGGTGATAAAATTTGTGTTACCCATTGGATGCCTATACTCGATCTGAGGAATAGTATTAACCGAGCCTTCCCATGAAGGCTCATAATTAAAAAAATATATGAAAGCTAGAGAATTAGAAAAAAACTCACCATCGTTAGATCTGATATATAATGCTATAAAAGAAGCGAATAAACGAAACGAGTATAAAATATTTTTCCCGCATTGGGTATACTTATCCGATGAGTGCAAACTTGAACTCATGAGACAAGGATTCAAGCTCTATCAAGGAGAATGGCACCGAGGGGATTATGGATTAATAATAGAATGGTAACAAATAATAATAAATCATGGAAGAAAACATCAAAGAGAAATCGATCAAACTAGCTATAGAGGCTATGAGACCACTACCGGTAAACTCTTTCGCCGGATATTGCAGCGTAGGCGATGATCGGTCTCCGGAAGAGAAGCATAAAGATGACATGAGGTACTGCAAGGAGTTCAATGAGCTCCAATCAGAAATGCTGATAGGACTAGCCAATAAAATAAAAGATTTTTTATCAAGTTCAAAACAAATGGAAACAGGACAAAAACAAATGCCTCCGTTAGGGGTAATGCCAAAGGATATTTATTATAAAAATGTTCATAGGGCTAGATTTCATGAATTATGTGGGGCTGTATCGCGTTATTACAATGCTGGTTTTCCAATAAAACTTGAATGGATAGAGGAGTATAACGAATTATTAGGAAAGATATAAAACAAATGTCAGAACAAGTCTTAACTATTACATTTTACTTAAACTATGCCGGGGGTGATTCCCCTGCCAACGGCGTATAGGCCGGAGAATAATAAGCGATATTGGGCTATAACAGGCACATCAAGTGCCGTATCCGGGCCATCACCTCATAGAGGTTGACAGGCTCGAAATCCAAGGAATCCGTGAGGCGGTCTATCTCCCGTCTTGCGGATTCCTTCTTTGCGTGTCTTTTGGTTTTCTTAGTCATCCATGGCACACATGTATTCCCAAATCTTACCCTCTTTCGGGCCGTCCTCATCAAGAAAGTAGAAGTTTATAGCATCCTCGATGATCCTCTTATCCGCATCCGGACCGAACCATTCCAAGAATTTCACTTCCTTGTCATGCCAGTTTGAGTGCAACGCCACATATACATCCCATATGTTAGAGTTCCCCGGTACGCTCATGCCTTTTATAGCGGCAGATACCTGCTCCATGCTCCAGTGCTCGCCTTTGACAACATCTCCTTTAGCGTTTTTGTGGAACATTGCCGCCACGTCCATCCTAGCAAAGCACTCATTATAATGAGGCCCACAAAACACCTCATGTAAATCACGCATAGCCTCGTCATACGCTTCCGGGTCTTTCTCCCTTAACTTTTCCATAGCCTCCTCCATCACGTCTATGGAGGCCCACATCTTCTTCTCGGAGCCTAGTCCCTTGGCTTGGTACTCCCTTATCTGTTCCTTGTATCTCATATATCATATTATTATTCGGTAAATATTGATTTCAACTCCAAAAAATCCGCCTCCGTTATACGAATAGCGTTAGTGTCACCAAGGATAAAATTCATGAGTCCGTTATCTGGAAGCTCTATCAAGATGGAGCCTTCCCCGATCGTACCCTTCAAGAATCCTTGCTCGAACTTATACGGCTTCATGCTCTTGAATACGTTCATAGCGTCATCGAATAGCTCTTCCTTGTCATAATTGCCGTTCTCGTCAGCCGCAAACAACATGAATCCTTCCACTTTCTCAGTGATCTCCTTATCCTTTTGCACGAGGATGTTGTGGACACCCCTTTTAAGATACTTGCCAAGGGGCTTGAACGCCGTGTTCCCGGAGACGAAAGAGTCAACCCTTTCCTCCGCCCATATCTCCACCGAGTTCACCAACCGGCTCTTTAATTCCAACGCTTGCTGTTTCAGTTCCATGATCCCGATTAATTAGGTTGTTTCTTCTTGCCGCTATTCTTCAGCTTAAGGAACTCGGCGTAGGGCATATCGGCGTATTTAGACGTATACTCATTAAAGAGCGCTATATTATTGTTCGCTTCCTCAGAGGCCGATTTTTTGACCCTCTTTGTGATTGTCATAAGGCTATCCAGTATCTCCTTACCGTCCTTGGACTCTTCCACGACCGGGCGCATGATTCTCATGTATTCCCGGTTAAGTATGCTCATCAGAGCGTTTTGTGCCTTCTGGTATTCCGGGTCATTGTTTAACGCCTCGATCTCCATGTCCGTCATATCATTAACGACCTTGTCCATCTCATCCCATAAGGGAGATTGGCTTCTTTTGGGGTTATTCTGAGGGTTTAACACCCGCTGCTTCTGGACTTGTATCTGATTGAGGGTCTCTTGCAACTGACGCTCATAAGCCTCCATCTCATTGCTCATGTTACCGTTAGACCCCAATAACGGGTCACCTCCTATGTATACGTTATTTAATGCCATAATATCTTTTGTTAGTGGTTGGTAATAGGAAAGTGGTAAGCCCCGAGGGGCTACCACTAACTTTTCTTTCTCTTGCTAACCTTAGCCTTCGCCTTGGGCTTGGGCCTCGGATTATCAAGCTGTCTCAGCGGGGGCGCTTGTCTGGGGAAACCCACAGCAGCTACGGTAACTCCCATAACCGGTAACGACAGGGGTGTTAGGCAATACCAGCTCACCCTTGATGTTACGACAATCAAGCTGTCTCGTGTAGTTGACAGAAGCCGTGAACGCCTTGTCGATCTCGCACTGGATCAGACGATCTTGGTAAGGACGGATAGCGGCACCTACGGCTACCTCTTTCTCCAAATGGCTGATACGGGCATTCAACACGTCAAAACCGTCACGTTGACTCTTGTACAGGCCAAACGCCGCATTGTTAAGCTTGTCGGTTTGATAGTCGTTAAGATCACGGATAGCCTTGTAGTTACCGAAATCTCCGTTTACCTGTGATTGGTAAAGCTGGAATTTCTCGGCTACATCCGTATTACGATGGTCGTAATCGGCCTGCATACTGGACACGTGAAGTCCCCACAATGAGTTAGTCAAGGCAATAGCCTCCTCACAACCCTTTTCCCAAGCCATGAACGCAGTCGGAGCGCCTACACCGGAACCGCCACCGCCTCCTGTGGTCGTGTTGATGTTAACGTTCTCCGGCATACCGGCTCCCCAGCCACCGCCGAACAAGCCGCCACGGTTACGTGACACCGCCCAAGCTCCAAGAGCCGTACCAATGATACCCAATGTCAAGCCGGCGTTACCCACGCCCTTGCTTGCGTAATCCTTGTGCTCATCCTCATGGACGATCTCTTTCTCCTTAATAATTTTCTCTGCTTCCATATGTGAAGTTTTTTATGGTCATATCCGGGTTATCCCGGACACCACAAAAATCCATAGAAGTGCCTTGCTAAATAAATATCTCCTTGCTAGCTTGTTGCGAGGTTGTTGCTAGTTCTTTGCGGAAGGGAATGAGACAAAAAAAGCCCCCAGATTTTTGGGGGCCATAGGAAGCATAAGGATAGCGGTTAATTATAAATTTATAGCCAATAATTCTTCTCCTAGTTTATGAAGGGCATTTTCTAATTTAACGGTTTGTTCTGGGCGTGGGTTACGCAAACCTGACGCATAATGCCATAATTGTTTTTGGTTTATGCCCGTAATACGCTCTAATCCTGCTTTGGTGAATATCTTTGAATAGAAATCCAAAAGAGATTTAACATCCATTTTAAACGCCAAACAATACTCACCCTTAAGCGCCTCTGGAATGGTATCGCCAAACTCATTACATTCATCTATTAGCACGTTAATAGAATCAATTATACATTTTTTTATTTCTTCCACGCTTTTACCTGTTGCCACGATGCCATCCACTTCTTGCAGATATGCCGAGTAATTATTCTCGGTTCTCTCGATTATAACAGTCAACGTTTTCATCTTGATATTTTTTTTAGGTTCATGTTTGCAAATTTATCACTCATCCAAAATGAAAGCAGGACTGGCTATATGTCCTGCTATCCATTGGATGTTAATCAAATTTTATCAAAGTCAGACTCGCTTAGCCCGGCTTGTTTTAATATTGATTTTAGCGTACCGATTGCTAGATCGTCACTAGGACTCCCCGGAATAGGAATAGAACGGGGTTCTCCGTCTTTCCTGAATATCCTGTGATCTCCTCTAGTTCTTATGTGCGCCCATCCATTCGCTTCCAATAAGGCTATAACAGCCTTGATCTTTCTTACCATGTGCTAATCCTTTTGGTTAATAAAATCATCATCTTGGATGAATGAACGCACAAAGATAACTATTTTTCTATCACCTACAATATTTTCGGTAACTTTTTTTCTATCATTAGTATAACATTTGAACTTTGAAAAAGTTGTAATATAATCATAACTATTCATTTATGTTATCTTTAACGCTCTCCACCGTCCTCCTCAGGTAATAACTCCTCCTTATCCTGTCCGGGTACAAGTTACGCATCCGGTTCACGGCTTGCCTCGTCATTCCCGTCAGATCGGATATGATATTGTCGCTCAACTTGCGATCGGCCAGTATGGTTATAGCCACTCCCCGAGCGTCAACATTGCGCTCCTTGTTGTTGCTAAACATCATTATCGGATCGGTTCCGCACTCCTTGCAGACTGCCTCTATCACTTTTTTGTAAAAAATTTCCACCTTATTCATAAACTTTTTATTTCGTGGTTTGTTTTACTATTAAGCCGGGCAAAAAAATGCACGGCAGAAAGACATATAAGAATCTTCCCGTCGTGCGTGGCATGAAAAAATAATCAAACTTCCGATCCGATTATTTAGGGAAGATTCTTTTTTCTTCATCTTCCCTTTCCGGTTCGTTCTCACGAAGTCACCATCAAACTAATATTAAATTATCATGAACAAAAAACGTCAGCCCTTGTTATTCATATAACGCATTCATTCTATTATCAGAGGTTTCTCGGGCGTGAGCCATGGAAGCCTCACCAAATTCTATAAAACCCGCCTATCCCGACATAGGGTGACAAGCCATGCTTTCCGATCCCATAACCGGCTATCGCACCGATTCCCCATCTACGGGGGGAGATCGTCTTGGTTATATACTCAGTCCTTCTATAAACCTCGATGTAATCAAGATTAGACTTATAGCCGGATATTGACAGCCGGTAATCATCCGTCTTGTACTCCTTGTTGGTTATCGGCACCGGGACATATATAGGTTCCTTAATCGTGTCACCGTCTAATGTAATGTAGACAGGAAAAGGCTCAGGTATTGTTTGTACCAGTGTCTCATAGACCGGGTACGGGATGCTGTCATGTATCGTATCCACCTTGGCGGACGTGTCGGTCTTGGATATCGAATCACTGGCTACATTTCCCCGGACATGGTAGCCAGCCGTGAAACTGGCTACCAAGCACACTAGTATTAATATTACTTGCCAAGGTTTCATATATTGCGATACTCCTCCTCGGCATTAAAACACGGACACATCTTCATCCACTCGTCCGGTTCAATCTTACCGTTACCGTTAAGATCCGGGGATAGGTCACGATGACCGCAGATCCTACTATCCGGGAACTGTACGACCAAATCCAACAACAGCCTTATAATCGACTGTCTCTGTGCCTCCGTACGTGTATCATCCGGATTCCCGTCCGGATCAAGACCACCCTCATAGCATATTCCTATACTGTTCTTGTTATATCCGGTCACATGAGCCGGAATCAATTCCAATGGACGCATAGATACTATCTCCCGGATATAATAGTTATAACCAGCGGAGTTGAATCCTCTCGCCTTGTGGTCTCTCTCTAATTGCTCAGGGGTATAATCCTTATCTACCCTAGTGGCCGAACAATGGATCACGATCAAGTTGATTTTCCTGTTAATCGATCTCATATCAATTATTTTTTATACTTTTATGCGCTTTGTTAACCTTGCTATCCTCCCTTGCGAAAGACAGGAAGCTAAAATTTATCCGGCTCCCCTATCCTTTTGGATCTGGGGAGCCTTCTTTATCGCAATCTTTATCCTCCTTATCCTCACTATTTATATTGTTCTCGATAGGAGGATTCCTATTGGTACATTTCAAATCTCTGCATTTAAGTACTTTGTATACCGCTATCTGGGTTGTAAGACGGTTATTCTCGTCACGAAAATGTCCCTGATCGTCGTATAGTTTATCTATAAGATTGCTCAAACCTTTCTTTTCCTCCTGACTTTTGATATACAATTCCTTCCATTGCTCACTCGCTTTCGTCTCATTCTCCAACTCGGCCGATTTCCTCTTTTGCGGAAACATCAGCACTGCTCCAAGACCACCTCCTCCAACAAAGGTTAATACGGCGGTTAACATCATCGTCCAATCCATTCTTCCGATCCTTTTTTTTTAATTAGTTAAACAACCACTATGCTCTCATCCTCTCTCGCCGCCTCCCACTCGGCGAAATCGCTATCCACACGGTCTTTCAACGCCTTCCTTTCGTTAAGGAACGTCTTATAAGACTCCACGTATAACAAGTCCAGTATGCCCAGCTGGGCGGCGTTGTAGTCGTTCAGCTTCTTTTGCTCCACGTCCTTGTCCCATAGGGCGTTGATACATGCCTCCAATATCTTGTTGGCCGTCAACGTGGGCCATACCCTGACCTCGTTGTAACTATAGGAGATCACGGGGGCCATATCGTCACCCATCTCCCTTCTCTCCTCTCTAACGTCCCACCGGTAAAGGTAGGATCCGTCACCGTCCTTTTCCATAGTGATCGGTATAGTGTCGCTATATGTTCTTTTCATGTCTTGTTATTTAATCGTTATACAAAAAAATTCCCGACGTGAGACGTGCGGCTACGCCGACGTTTTACGATATTCGGGGAAAAAGCAAAGGCGCGAACCAAAGTATTTAGCCGCAGCGGAAGACGCATCATGCGTATTTATGTAAGCAAGGCCCGAATTCTGCCCAATGTCCGCAGAACCGCCAATCAGTAACACCTGTATGCGGTTTGCTGATGTATAGGTGTAATAGTAGTCACACCAGTAGGTAGAGGAGCTACCGCCGACCTCCGTGGCCACTATATCGCCATCTTCTCCAAGCAACATCTTCTTGGCATAACCATCTGTACGGCAGATATTGCCTTTCTTGTCATAACCGGTGTAAGAGGTGTCGCTGAAATTCGATGGGTCATCGGTAGTCCATAATATGGATAATCCCGCATCGCCCGTGGTGACCTGTATATTGGCCCCGTCAGTGTATTTCCATATGTGTCCGAACGGATTCTCTATGCCACGATACCTGTTAGCCATCAACGTGGCGTGAGTACCGCCGGAAGCGTTCTTCACCACATATGCCTTCTCTCCCGAGCCGTTCCCGAACTCGTTGGTATAGCCGCATGGGATAAGGGGGTTGGCGTTGTTGAAGTTAGTCCAATCCGTCATTTGCGTCGGTCCCGGACCTAGGCCGCCTTGTGCGAAACCGTTAGCGTCCTTCTGGGCGTTGAAAGGCTTCTGGCTGTCCAGCGTGGCGTACTCGACGGCGAATAGCCAGAACAGGGTCTTGTGGGCGTTATAGGTATACATCTCCCATCCGCTGCCACGTTTTCTTGCGGCTTGCCGGAATTGGTCTCGGGTGAGGTTGGTGACGGGGCGGCCTAGCAAGGAACGATAGGTGCCGTCCCAGTCGGCGGTGTTGTCGCCGCCGCGGACGCTAGAATCAGTAGAATTAACACCTTTAGAACTAAACAAAGTCGAATTATTACGATAAATTCTAGCCTCCATAGTAGATATGTAAAATTTATCTATGTGGTTATATCCGGGTAAAGGTATTGCAGAGAACATCGCTTTAAACTTAGTACCATTTGTATATAATTTAAACCAATGTTCAGGGATCTCAACCATAGCCGATTGTGTTAGAATATCATCAACTGCCTCGTCATTGTATCTCACAATACCTCCATTATTATCAATAATACAGCGTATCATCCCGCTCTGCACCGGCAAATCCCTATGCAGTTGCATATTACCCACACGCTTCCCGTCCGGGCTTGACGAAGCCATGTCCCACTCTGTACCGTAGGCGTACCGCTCCTCTATATCCGGGATGTCCTCCCAAGCGGGGGTCCACTCGGTGGAGATGTCGCCGTACTCGAGCTTGATCTTGTGGATGGTGGAGGTAGATTCTGCGATAACAGGATTAACGAATAGTGATAAACGGGTATTATCAGCAGTACTTTCGCCACTTGGACTTTTAATATTCCAGTTAAATGTTCTGCTTGTTTTGCCGTTTTCGAAATTGTTGCGATTAAACGAAATCAATGTCACTGAACCTCCTGAATTGTATAATCTAAGGAACTCTATCCCTTCTCCTAAATCTCCCCATACAGTGACTGTAACCTGCGTGCCTTCCGGAATCTGTTCTACCAACCAATAATTAGCTATATTTTGGTTAGAGTTACTCACCTCCTTCCCCGATCCCAGCAACAGGTTCCTCCCGTACACGGGCAACTTGCGGTAATTACCGTCGGCCATCAGCGACTTATCCTTGTCCCCCTTGGTCTCCAGCGTTATCGACACGTCCGGATCTTCGTTTTTGGCCTTGTCCGGCGTTATGGTTATCTGGCCGTTAGACGGGGTGGATGTGACAACGGGCTTTAACTTATCAACGTCCGTCCTTAGACCGGTGACCAGATTCCGGATATCCGTATCGTCGTAATGGTCACGCAAGTTAGGCGTGGTTATGGTTCCCTCAGCGGAGGTTATCTCCAAGACGTATTCCGTGTCCGTGTTAGTCTTTATCCTCACCTTGATGTCTTGCATCATCAATGGAAGCTCGGCGTACGTATGGATACCGTCCGAGAACTTCATGTTTAAATTGCCGTTCGCCAACCGCTCGAAAAGCCATAGCGACGGCGGGTATATGGTGCTGTCAGCCGTCCACTCGGCGGTGGACTGCTCTATCTGTTGGTATACGTAAGCTCCTCTCTTGCTCATGATAATATCCCTTTATCTATTATTGTTACTGATTCATTGTAGTAATTCGCCCCGGTCAAGTAGACGTTCCCCGGCAAGGCGGCTCCGGAAGACTCCTCCCATATGGCCTTACCCTCCACTATGTCGTGGAGCTTGTAGAACGTAACGTCGCCGGGAGCCTCCCTTAGATAGACCTCACCGCCTATAGGGTAGCTCTTGGTCTCACCGCCCTCCTCGTAGGTCACGTCGTTAGCCCCCGGGACATGGTCGATCTCCCTTGTCTTGTATACGCCGACTACCGATCCGTCCTGTCCTTGCGGGATGGTAAGGTCTAGCTCTGCCAATGGGACCCCTTCCTCGGTCTCTCCCTTCTCGGTTATCGTGGCTTGGGCCACCGTTCCCGGGAGACCGGTCGTCACCTTGCCGATCGATATCTTGGGAGATAATCCCCTAGGGCCTCTCTGCAACACGAAGTTCATCCTGTATACGGGGTTGCCGGATGTGTCCGTGCCCCCGTCGGACAACGAGACGGAAGGATAGGTTCCCGCCGTTATGGTGCCTATGGAGAATTGCGGGGTCTTCCCGGTGAAGCCTCTCATACCGGAAACGTCCACGATATAGTCGTAGCCCGTCGATGTCCTGAGATACAGCTTGCCGGTATCCTCTTCCTCCACGCTGCCCGTGTTGATGATGACGAACTTCCCCTCCGGGACGTTAGACTTGTCCGCCTCCATAGCCGAGACGGACTTATAGGCCTTATAGATCGTGAACGCCTCCGGTTTCAGTATCCTGTCCGTCTTGATATAGGCCCCGGTAGCGTAATCCCACGTGTAGACATGGAAATCATCGCCGATATAGCCCGGGTGGTCAGACACCGACTTGGCGTTCTCCGCCGCCGTGTTCGCCTTCTCGGTTGCAGCGTCAGCCCTCTCCAAGGCGTGCCTCACGTCGTTCTCGAACTGGGTCTTCAAGGCGTTAACCTCGCTCACGATAGCGTCCATCCTCTCACGCACATCGGCGGCGGCTTCCGTGGCCGGCCTCTTCAAGTCGGCGAGCGGTATGAGGTTCTGCCACATCCCGTCCTCGTAACGCCACTGTATGTAATCTGCGGTGACCTGCAAGACGATCTGTTTCCCGTCAACGCCCCTCAACAAGGATATGGCCACACGCACGAGATCATAGGCCGATCCGGATTGCCTGAACACCGGCAAGGACGATATACCTTGCAGGCTCTTGGCCTCCTCGTACTGCCCCGGGTCTTTCGACGTGGTCAGCAACAGGTCGTTGACCGCCGACGCTATCTTCTGGATGTCCTCGGGGGTTACCTCGGTGCCCGATGATAGGATGATGCTTTCCATGTTACCCTCCCTCTTGACTGTTCAACATCTCGTAAGTGTCGTTGAAGAATTGAGTGGCTACGGCCACCGCATCCTCCTTGCTCGTTATCACGCCGGGTTTGTCCACCGACATGAAGAACTGCCCGTTACGCTCGTAGGCAAGAGATCCCACACGTACCCCGTCCTTGATAAAAGAGCCTGTTATCCGGTCTATCCGCTCATCTGTCTTGACCGAGGCGGAATACTGTATCTTGATACCGGCCACTTCCGAGTAGCCGTTTATCGTCCTTGTGTCGCTCGTTATCTCCATGGTATCACACGTTTAAAAGTTCAAAGATCTGACCGAAAGCTCCGGAGGTCAACGTCCTGTTACAACATTTCTTTATTAATATGGATTCCTTGTCGCTGATGTCCATCTCACCATCGGCGGCGTAGATCCTTGTCATTAGCTTGTAAAGCTCGTACTTCTCGTCCTCGTTCATATCATCGCCGGAAGAGTAAAGCCTAGAGCATACTACGTCCTTGATGACCTTCACTTCACCGGAATTGTCCCTCATGTCTGTTCCATCGAAGTTTTTTAGATTCTTGTTGAAATTTACTTTCATGATTTACTGTATTTTAATTGTTAATATTATCCCAAAGATATTTTAAGCATATTCCCATCCCGCCATATAGCTCCTTTCACCTTTGGATCTACTGTTGACATATACGGAAATGTCATTAATCCCGATGGGGAGATATTAAACAAGACATTTCCTCCATTATCGTAAGATCCAAATCCGAAATATCCCATGGAAACTCGATAATTGGAGACACCTGAAGATGCGTTTCTCATATAAATATGGAATGCGGGTAATGACTGATACCCAGTCATATCATTAAACAAGATCTCTCCTGTTAATGAGTTTTTATCATTAATCATACGAATACTTCTCGTCGATGGGTCTATTATGATTCTATTCCCATTATCTGAGGTTTGTATTTTGCCTATTATACTTAAATCTCCAGATGTATTCCAAGAGATATTCTTATTAGCTAGGAATCCTGCCCCATCATGCCGTAAAACAATCTTAGCTTCATTATTCACGGCTTGTCCATATGTACCTCCAGTCCAAAAACATACGTTATTTACATCTGGTGAAATGCCTCCTTTCACGGAGAGATTATCAATAGAACCGGAACCAACCTCTATCCTACGATTTAAACTCATACCATCGTTACTAAAACGATAGAAAGCACTCGTTATATCGGAAGCTTTATTTACATCAGAGACTGTGTCATTAATAGTATCACGCAAGTCACTATCAAGCATTGATATAGTTACCACACCAACAAGATCGATCCTCTCCGCCTTGATCGTGGTGGTGGTTGCCGTCTGGTTGATATACGATATGATATTATCGCCATTCTCCAAGCTCTTGGCGGCGAACAACGTATTTCCCTGCGTAGTGTTGATCCATCCCGCCGTGTCTATCTCATTCCTTATATTGTCCACCCTTGTGGATATACCCGTGATTTGTCCCGCCTGTACCGACAAATCAGACTCCAGCTTCACCTTCACTTGGTTTGTCGCCGTATCGGTATAGTCCTTCAACTTGTCCTGTATATACTTGTTCGCCGTTTCCACGGCGCTCTCGAACGAGGACATGGCCGTGTTGAAGGCCGCGAATTTCTTATCCACGTCGGCCTTCTCCGAGGCGGTGGTCTTTCCGTCCGCTATGGCCGTGTTGATACTGCTTATCAAGGCGCTTATAGACGAGTCCAAGACATCCTTGGCCGATTTAAGACCGGTCTTGGCCGCACCGTCAAGGTACGTGTTGGAATACAACTTCGTATAAGTGGCGGTCACGCTGTCCTTGGACGTGTTCACCGTATTCAGGTACTTCTCTATGGCCTTGGCCTCGGCCTCCGTTATGATACCGTCGGCGAAAGCGCCGTCAACGTAGGTGTTCAGGCTTGTCACGGACTGGTTAGCGTTATCGGCGGCGGTCTGGGCGGCCTTGGCGGCGTTATTGGCCAGCGTTATGGCCTCTTGCGCCGTGGCGAATTGCTCCTCCGTCACACGGGCGGATATCTCCTCGGCCATGACCGACAACTCTGCGTCATACTTGGTATATATCGCACCTGTCTCCGAGTCCACGTACTCCTTCGTGGCCAGTAACTTGATATACTCCTCCGTCTGCAAGATCCGCGTCTCAAGCTTTATCACGGCGTCAGCCAACCTGTCATTAAACAACGACACGCCGTATATCAATATCTCGCCGGTGAATCCGATCCTAAAATCCCCGGTACCGTCCCATTTGCCGGCTTTTGACAGCTTGACGTACTCGTCGGAAGGATCGAGGGTCAAGGAGTCGTACAACTCCTGCCCGGCGAAACCCACCGTCAAAACACCTCGTCTCATGACCTTGCAGAAAAAGGCGTACGAGTAGGTCCCAGCCACCTTATCTCCTTTCATGTTGGCGTTTGACTGGTATATGGTAGTCCCCAGCAGACGGAGTACGTTACGCTCACCGTCACGGTAGATGTCCGCCACCTCTCTCTTCTCCGAGTAGAAAGCGCCGCCTATCCATAACAGGTCGCCCCCGACGTTAATGAAATGGACCTCGTTCTCCGACCGCCAATAATTCGTGTCCTTCCCGAACGTGGAATTGACAAGTATATTCCCGGATTCCAGAGACATGTCGTTCCTCACCCCCTCGATCTCGCTCCTCAGCTCTCCGTTCATCACTGAGAACTGTTGTTCCACGGTCATGCCGTTATCGAGGTATATGGACGAGTTCTCTATATAGATCCCGTTCAGGTAAGCCCCGTAACCCTTCAGTTGCGTACCGTTCTTGGTACGGATCATGGAGAGGTTGCCTAGCTGGGCCTTCAGCGTGTCTTGCGTGGAAACGCCCGTGATACCGTCATATACGGCAATGAACGGCGCTCCTTGATCCGCCGATGTCAGGTAGATAAGGCCCTGCCTAGTGGTATCCCTGTCGTTACCCCATCGCATGGCGAAATCCCCAGCCTCTGGCTCGCCGGTACCCTCTATCAGCGGGTAGGCCACGTCGAAATAGTCGGATGAGATACCGATACAGCGACCGAATAGATATTTAGTGGACGTGATACCGTTCCTTCTCTGTATCCTCACGCCGTCACCTTCCCTGAGGTTCATCAGCATGAGACCGTCCATGTCGTCCATGTAGCATCTCCAACGATCGGACAGCCTCTCGACCCTCCCTATCTTGTTGATATCGGATACGATCTGGTTGCCGCCCAACCCGTATATCTGGGAATACACTATCTCGTAGGCCGTGAAGGTCTTCCTAACGAATATGTTGTCAAAGGTTCCCGTGGCCGTGGGGATGTCTATCTCCGTGCCCCAGCCGGTGAAGCCGGGGGCGAACGATATGGAGCCGATCTTGTTGCCAGCGTATATGTCGGAACGCACCTTCAACGCCTCCATGATACCGGAACCGTCGGCCTTGATCTCCCAGCCCTTGCCGTCCATGCCGTCAAGAAAGATGGAGGAGCCTATCTTCTTGTCGAAGATGATCTCTCCCGCCGCCTCGTCATTGATATCCTTGCGAAGATACCTCTTATCCAAGTCCTCAAGATCGAGTATGTCACAGGTATCCAAGCCCGTGACATGGCCGAAGTCATCTAGCAATACGGACGCAATACCTTTCTTATTCGTCTTATTTATACTCTCTTGCGAAGAGGTATCCTTATGGGAAATCGTATATATATTATTGATATCCGATTTTATCTCTATACCCGGACCTTGCGCCAAGGAGAAATCGCCGCCTCCCCCCTCACCTCCGCTTCCGGAACCTTGACCGCCTATCCTTCGCACCTTATTATCACTGGCAAGGATGAACAAGGCGGGGTCTCCGGCGTAATCATTCACGAACAACTCGCCCCTCGTCAATCCGGAGAGGTGCCATTCCTTGGTCCCGTCATCTATAGCGACGGGAGGAGGAGCCGCTTGCAGCTTACCCTCGGACATCACCGTGTCCGACCCGTACCATATATGTTTGGTCAATTTCTTTTTGCTCATAACGAATCCAAGTTTGATTGATTGACAAAGGCCCCCACGGAATCATCATACACCAGAACCTGCCCGTCCTTGGCGTTTGCCACGTTCACGCTTATGGAACCCGTGACCCAAGATCCGTCCGACTGTTCCGTGAACCCGTTAAAGGAGATATTCTCCGCTCTCTCAACGTTAAACGTATAATCAAACAACGGGTATCTCTCGGCTATCACTTGCCTCTCGGGTACGCTGGACTCGCTCCGGACATACCTAACGCCGTTTATCCTCACCTCGGACAGACAGAATATGTTATTGATCAAGCGGGCCATCTCGAAAGGTACCCCCTCGTTATCCCCTATCGTGAGCGTGTCCACTTGATACGGTACGGCGTAAAGCTCTATGATCTCTTGCCCCTGTGTCCTGAACTGCTCGTTGCTAACGTTAAGGGAATGCCCATCCGACTTGAATCCTCCCTCTATCCATAGCTTGAAAGTCCTTTGGTTGTTTCCAACCTCAAATACCGCCCCGAACGAGGTGATATTATCCCTGTTGGTATAGGACACCTCCGTCAGCCCCTCCAATTCCCCGTTATCGCAAAACCGGAAGGGGAGACTGCTTATCTGCCCCTCACTCCCGATTATGGAAGCCCTATAAAGGCTATTCCCTCTTGGAACGATAAACTCCAGAAGCTTATTCGAGTCGTTGATCTCATAGGATATGGGGGATATGACGAAGCTATCGTTGGCGCAAAGGTCGAACAACCTCATAGACAAAGTGGTGGAAGGGGATACTACGCATTGCACGGTTATATTCTCGGCATTAGAGAAGCGTTGTATATACTCACGCTCCATCTCGATGCCGTTATAGCCCACGTCAAAAAGCAATGGTGATATCTTGCTCACGTTTATCATACGCCCATAAACGCCAAAAGAGCCATACCCCACAGGATACGACTCCCGCCGGGTATGGCTCTTAGGCTCTAATTTCTTTATTTTGTTATGTCCTACAAATATAGGGGATAAGGATCAATTGTCAAAACAAATTCATGTAATTTTAGACAATATCAGCGAATAGGATGCCGTTTGGTATTTCCCTATCTTCTCCGTTATCTCGCTAACCCAGCCCTCGTACGATCTCCCGGCGTACGAGAACGATAATCTACCCCTGTAATTCCCCGGGAACGGAGATAACCCCGGGGTCTCCAAGGACACCTTATCAATCCTAATCCTCCGGTCGTTAACCGGCAGGGATATAGGAAGGGTCTCCGATACGCCTCCTATCGATATCGAGGAGTTTCCGTCCGAGGCCGTGAAAGACAGGTAATCCGTGCATATCCCGAGCCTTTCCTTATTGACGAGAAGCATATTTCTCGGCGAGTAGGAGGCGTTAAAGATAGTGTCGGGGAACAATACTCCCGTCACGGCATATATTCCTCCACCGTTCGCCTCCCTTACCAGAACTAATCTATCCCCATCTTTCCTAGCGTGGGCAATGAATATGTCATTGTCGGAATCCGTATCCTTCGATTCCTCGTCACGCTCGTTAGCGAGGAACTCCAATCCGTAGCAATCTGCCCTGTACGGGCTTATCAATGACAATATGTTGTCCTTTATGTCCAAGCCCGTGCTGAAACTGCTCTTGAAATGAAACTCGTCACGCCCGTTTATCTCATCATAGTCCTGCTTGTCGAATCCAATTTCAACCCCAGAGTATATCAACGACTCATCCACGGATAGCTCCATATTGCTCACGTGATCCAATTCTTTCGTCTCATTGACGAAGAAATCATTCATATGCCGGAAACGCACGCTATTATCCAGTATCTCGTAATCATACCCAAGCAACGCCTTGGCGAAATCACAGAACTTGGAGAAGGACGTATGGACCTTCGCGTCCTTTATTCCTCTCACGCTCTCAGCGGCCATCATCCAAGGTATAGGCATGGAACCGGAGACGATATCGCCGGACAATGACACGCCCATCCTTGACAATAACGAGGATAATAGTTTTTTAGGGGAGAAAGCATCTATATTTACGGGCTTGTTGCGAGCCGAGTAATCGATATAGAAATCGTAGTCCCTTGATATCTTGATGATCTCATCGATATCCTCCCCTATAGACGTTACGCACAATATGTAGGCGATCAGCCTGTCACCATCCCTCATAGCGTAGGAAAGGCTCTCATCTACAAATGTAACGCCCGCTGACGATCCATCTTTGCTTAGCAGTATGGCTTTGTCGGATTTCAGCTTATTGTCGGCAGACATATGCCTTATGTGCAACGATGTCACCGCCGTGGTCAGCAAGTCTACGACCATTCGTATCCTTAGATTTATCTCGATCTTATCGACAAGGCACAAGGCGAAATAACCTGTCTTCCCCGCATTATCGTACGGGATATCCATACCTACGTCGTAGACCTCCATCACTCCCTTTACCGGCGTGCTTATCTCCCCGTAAGCCAAAGGTAATAACGTCTCCCTGCTCTGAAGCCTTAAAGCCATGAACCGATCGTAATCGGGCATCAACTCGTTCTCGAAGTTTGGGGTTATATACATCGTTGACTTGTTAAGTAGCTTTATCCTGTCATAATACAATGTATCCTCCTTTAACTCCGACACCGGGATATCGTATACCTGCGACTTATTGGCGTTGATGATGGACGCTACGCTATCGTCAATGGCGTTTATGGATATCGTATACCCGTCGCTCTGGTACGTGGAGAAATCGAGCTTGCAACGAAACTTCTCGTTATACCCCCAGCTATCGTTCAACACGCCTATCACCAATATGGCCGAGGCTTTCGTATAATTGGACAGATACTCGGCCTCAAGAAGGTCGTATGCCCCCTTCACGAACTCGAACTTGTTGGAGAAGGAGCGAACGACACCACAAAGATCCTTTCTCTTAGCCGATATCTCCACGTCCTCCCAGTTCTTGAGGTGATCCGTCACGTCGTATCTCTTCCCTCCTATTAATAACACCGCTTTTATCATACGCATATAAATAAGAAGAGCCGCCCGGGGACAAATACGTCTCCGGTACGGCTCTTTGGCTCTGTCACAAAGATAATGACTATTAAGATAATATCAACTAATCAATCGTCTTATCTTTCTCGATCACCCGCAAGAAATCCCTCACGCATGACACGGCCCTCATCTTGTCCATGATATACCCGTCCTCGTAATTACCCTCGCAACTCAAATTGATAAGCGTATCTATCATATCGTCCATATCCTTAGAGAACAGGCAACTGGACATACTCTTTATCTCTCTCATCATTTCCGGGGTTATGGTCAAGTTCCCTATTACCAACTCATGAGCGTGATCAACCTTGATCTCGTTACCGTCGGCTCTCACGACGATGCTTTTAATCTCATTCTCTTTCATATTCAATCAATCTTTTAATATTTCACAAATACTTTTCAAGTCACAAAAGGTTAAAGTCTTGGCTGTACGCCTTTATATCGTACCTCAATAATATATGTATATCAATTAGTTTTTGTCTGATCTCTCGATCAATGGAAGAATGCCGTTTCGTTTTAGCTCCTCATATAAGAACAAGCGTCCTTTCTGAGTCCATTCGGTATTAAGACTCACGTCCGGACTACCGTTGGAATGAGTGTAGTTGTGAGTGGCACTATGGACATAGCCCTTATTCAAATACTCCCCGTACAATATCCATTGCCCGTTGACCTTTCGCTGTATGCGGAGATCACGCAACAAGGCGTTGAATCTTATGGCTGTCATTCCATAATCCTGCGCTATCTGGGTGACAAGAACGGTCTTCTTGCTCTGGAGGATAAAACGGGCATACTCGCTTTGATGCTGTAGTTCCACGTTCTCCGCTCTCAACTCCGTTATCTCCTCATCCTTTTGCTCTAGCCTCTTCTGTTGCTCCTCTATTCGCATCTGTTGCTGTGCGGCTAGCATTAGGGCCTCCCCGTAAGATTGAGGCACCGGGTATTGTTGTTGGAGCGAACTATGACCTGTAGTGAGAAGCTCCTCTATTCTCTCATCTACCCATATCGAAAATTCCGTTGATAGCTTCTGGGCTACTCGGAGGGCAACACGTTGATGCGCCCAAGTTCCACCTCCAAGATCCGGTGCTCCTTTTCTAACTATCAGTAAATCAGCAAAACTATAATTTTGTAGTTTTGAAAATTTATCGCAATAGTCCATTATTTCCTGCGAGTTAATAATTTGAGATAGATTTTTACAAGGAAAAGCTTTTGCAACCTCTGTAAGGTTTACATAAACAACGCCTTTCCGTACACGCATGGTAACATTATTACCATTATAAGAAAAGATTTTCCCCATTTCGGAGGGGTTAACCGTACCTAACACAGCAATATTATTGCCGTTTGAGTAATTTTCATTCAAGTGTCGCATAATCAATGAAAATTAAATATTAATAAATAAAGAAAGCAGAGAATTTCTCCAAGTTGCGACACTTTCATATTGGCTTGTGGGCGAATATGCACGGAGAAACCTCTGCTTATATCTTAGGCAGTAGCTTATTTGCGGACATAAAAAATCCACAAACCATATATTTATATAAAAGTGTCGCACTACAAAGATGCGAACTATTTCCAACATATGCAAATCCAAAATCATATTTTTATTATTAATTTGTTTAGTATTCAAATTTTCCATATCTTTACTTTGCGTTAAAGATTATCCATATCCCCGTTAGCGGCTCAGTCACTTCCGCTTTCGGGGATTTACTTTGACTGATTGTAGCGGCCGGGGAATCGAACCCCGACAAGGCCATCCTTCTAGTCCCTTAGATCGAGACTGTTGAAGAAATCCCTTAACCGCCTTGCTTCCTCCATCCCGAATGTCATAGTGTTGCCACCAAGTTCCGAGTGAATCCATAATTCCTTGTCTCCGTCAAAGTCCATCAACTTGACCAAGACTTCCTTTTGCTCTATAGCGGAGAACTTATTCCCGCTTAATTCTGGTGTTCTCATACGCAAAGTTTATAATTAAAAAATAATCAAACAACATCCTTATTTTAAGCACAAAACAAAACGGATAGATAACGATAGATAAGGACAGATAACGGTACCTAAAATCGCATTAATTTAGAACCATTCTAAATAATGTATTTTATTAACACTCTATATCAATGTATTTCAGATAGATAAACAATAAGACCATCAGGTTCTAAAATCATCCTATTTCTTATTATTTCATGCAATCATTTAATTATCATTGAAATAACTCCACCAAACCCTCCGGCCGTATTACCGGAGGGGCATCTACTTCCGATCCTCTCCCCGTCGTTCGAGTTATCCCGCAAGCCTTACGCAAGTCATGTCGCTAATTACGCTCATGAATCTATCGTAGGTCTTTTTATTCCATTCCTTGTGATCCGGCATCCAGTCATTGAATATCTCCATGTAGACCACCTCGTGAAATCTGTCCTGTACGGTGACGCATAAACCACCCGTCTCCGGCATAACGCCTACGTTTATATGTACCGGTTTCTTTCCGATCATACACTCCAACGCAATCCTTTGTACGTTCTTCAATACTTCTATCGTTTCCATATTCCTTATATTATTAATGTATAGTTATCAATCACCCGAATAAACCCTGTTACCGTAAAGGCTAGCCATACCGACATGAGTAAGTCTTACTGCATGGGATCTTTGCGCAAGCTCCTTGGCAAACGCCGCACGTTTTTCCGCAAGCTGTACCATCGCTTTCGCCGATCCCCAAGCTTGTTTAAGGCACGAGCCGAATGTACGTCCGTATATTTTGCACTCTCTATAGATCTTATGCGCTTCCTTCATGATCTCACTCTTGTTGTATTTCTGTGTTGCCATTGTACTGTTGTTTTATTTTGATGATGCAAATGTATAGTTAAACCTAACGAAACACAAGTAGATCGTTAGGTTTAACTAATCTTTAACACAAGTCCAATGTTTAATTAAAATATATCAAAAACTATATTTCGAATAGTTATTCCTAATCATATATCATTTTTATATTTATCTTTGCCGTTAGTAATAACTAAACATTCATCTGATGGACATAAAATCAATTATTAAGGCTCAAGGTTATACTATCGAACGTATAGCTGCGGAATGGGAAAGCAAAAACGGTAAGCCTATAACACGAGGTGCTTTATCTCAATCAATTAATAAAAACCCAACGGTGGAAACACTTCAAAAGATAGCAAATGTGATAGGGTGTAAAGTCGGGGATTTCTTTTCTGATGAAATCAATAGTAGCAAAACGATCATTTGCCCCCATTGTCAAAAACCAATACCTGTTGAAGTGGATGTTAAGATTAAGATGGAATGATATAACCTGCAATCCTCTAAATAAAAATCATGAAAGTTTGTTTTATGCATACAATACATTACCTTTGCGATACAATATAATACATAAGTAATATGGAAGCAGTAATAAGAAAGCAAACATCGTTCCGTTTACGTGAGGACTTGTTGCAAGTCTTGCAGGAACAAGCCAAGAAAGCGAACAGGAGTTTGAATAATTTTGTAGAGAGCACCTTGATGGACGCTGTATACTCCGAGCCAAACGAGAAAACGATAGCGGCTATAAGGGAAGCACGCAGGACCAAGAATAAAGAAACGTTCGACAGCGTGGATAGCTTGATGGAGGAATTAATGAAGTGAAAAAGAAATTACACCCAACAAGCCAGTTTAAGAAAGATTTCAAACGTATTCAGAAATTCCCCAAAAAAATCGCAGCTTTTGAATATATCGCAAATCTGCTTATAAATAACCATCCGATTCCACAAGAATACAAACCTCACATGTTGAAAGGTGAGTATAAAGGTTGTATGGAATGCCATATAGAAGGAGATTTTCTTCTTATTTGGATTGACGGAGAAATAATCGACTTGCTTAGAATTGGTAGTCATTCCGAGTTGTTCGGAAAAAAGAGGTAGACAAGGTTTGTACTACTTAAATTAAGAAATATGTTATCGAACATGTAATTTTCTTCTACTCCATTTGCTTTTGTTAACACCATTATCTACCTTTGTCCCATCATTAATTAAACTAAATCAAGTCATGAGGAAAATGCTATTTTTTGTCCTAGCGGCAATATTTTTGCTAGGATGTGAGAAAGAATTTGTCGATATTCCACCTAAAGATAGTATAACTGAAGACAATGAGCCTATTTTAACTTTCTTGGAGGAACAAGGATTAAGGCCATCCCAATCTGATAAAATAAGCGATATATTGGGAAATATAGAAGAGGAAGGCTATAGGCTGTTATTAGGCAGGAGGTCTGATAATGCTTGGTTTTCAAAATTAGATCCATCAGGCAATGAAATTTGTTGTTTTGAATTACCTCCTTTAAAAAAATGGAAATATTCTCATTACAATATGAACTCTGTTCTATTTAAATCCAAAGACCATATTTTTGTTAGAGGATGGTATTCCAATCAAAATGATCCATCTATAATGGGTTATGATTATGATGAGATAGTATCTATTGTTGATTTTAACAAAGGTGTCGCAACAGACCATCTGGATATTGTTTCAAACGATACGCAAAACAATGACTATAGATATACACTCATGGAGTCTAATTATAGGACTCTAGTACTTAGATCGACTTCGTCTTTTAAGAATCAACATCTATACGTAGTTGGCTCCGAAGGTAAAATATTATATCATAGAGACTATGATAATAAGATCGAAGGGCCTTATTTAGAAAATGGGGTCATATTTATTGATGACGAAATAGCATGTCCAATTATAGAGAAAGGTATAAACATGTATTCTTCTATAGCCAAATTACCAATATTTAATTTAAGGACATGGACATTGATAAAAAAATTAGATTCTGAAAATGGATTGATCCCAAAAGGGGATAGATACAACGAGCCTAATATTTCATATAAGACAGACACGGTATATCTTGAGAAAAACAATATAATATACGCATATGGAGAATACAAAAACAAAAAAGATCCAATATCAGACACCAATATAGAGACACTGCTTGATAAATATTATTATAAAATAAATATTGGATCTTATAATGTTGAAGGCCCATTCAAGTATTAAAACAATTCAAATCATAAATCAAGTCATGAAAAAAGTTTTACCTATTTTTCTTCTATTAATGCTATTTTGTTCTTGCAGTAATAAAGACGATTATACCATAACTTCTATTTCTATTGATAAAACAAAGCTAGAATTGAAGATTGGTGAAAGTTATGATTTCCAAATGTCCCATTTCCCTTCGGAGGCTCCTTCTCCCCGATATAAATGGGTTACATCTAAATATTTTCCGATAAATGGCCCCGAAGATGGCTATGAAATAGCATCTATTGATCAAAACGGAACTATAAAAGCTTTAAAAGAAGGTGTTACAATTGTAAGCGTAGAGACAATTGATGTTTTTGATCCCGAAAAAGGTTATCCTTTTTTTCAGTCATGCGAAGTAACCATAAAACCCATAGTAGGAGAATCCATAACATTATCCAAGACAGATCTTGATATGAAGCCCGGAGAAACGGCTTCGTTGACGTATACCATATCACCGGATAACGCCACAAGTAAAGATGTCATATGGAAAACCAGTGACCCTAAAGTAGCTTCGATATCCTATGGTGGTTTCACATCCAATGCCGAGATTACAGCAAAAGGCCAAGGTGAGGCAACAATCACCGTAAGCCTAAAGGATAACCCCAAGGTGTCTGCTACTTGCAAGGTCAAGGTAGGAGCGGCAAAGCTTGAAAGTATCAGCTTTGAGGAAAAAGAAAAGACAATCATGCAAGGTGAATCAACCAAGTTAAATCTTGTGTTTACGCCTTCTTATGCTACTAATAAAAACGTACAATGGACATCCTCTAATAAGGATATAGCGGTCGTTGATAAGGAAGGTAACGTTACTGGAGTTCATTTCGGGGAATGTACGATAACCGCCAAAGCCGAGGATGGAGGATTTGAGACGGCTTGTAAGGTCATAGTAAAGCCTATTCCGGTAGAAAACATATCTTTTCCCTCACGTTACTATGATATCGAGATAGGAGGGGAAAAACAATTAATTGTAAATTTTACTCCGGAGAATGCGGGAAACCGTAATCTTACATGGTCTTCCTCTAATCCTATAGCCGTGTCTATTGACAAGACCGGAAAGGTGAAAGGGAATACGTCTGGAAGTTCAACAATCACAGCTATCAGCGAAGACGGTGGGCATAAGGCATCCGTAGAAATATATGTAGTTGAAATAGATCGTTTGATGAACGTGTACTTCCCTTCTTCATCCGTCGTTATTCTCAATGGATATTACACGGGAAGTATATCATGCGCCATCCGAAATAATAGTTCTCATGCCGTAAACCTAAGCAAATTCTACGTCGTTGAATCTAATACCTATAAGACTGTATTAGAGACTACGGATATGTCTATATTAGGAGAATTAAAGCCCGGAGAAACAAAAACGCTTAATGCTAGATTAAACTCGGTGTATGAGCCAATATTCCGTTGGGAGTTTGAATATAATGGAAATTCATATTCTACGTGGACTAAATATGGAGATAAATAAGCCTTGTAAGTAATACTCTAAAATCCCCTCCACCCAAAAGGCTCTGGAGGGGATTTTTTATCCCCCTTGCTGTCTCACGACATGAGGGAGGATTATGAAAACTAAACCAAATCATGTCTATATTTTGTTTGAGCAACCATAATAATCAAGCAACCCCTTTCTCTCTGATCATATTGGAGATAATATTGTAGATATACTCAATAAAACGATGCTTCTCCGCTATATCCAAATTAGACTCTCCATTTTTCTTCTTATAGCTACGAATAGATATATGATATAGATAGTACAATTGATCGTATATCTTGCGCCAAACATCCTGTTGTTTCACATTATGGGCGGAAGAGTATCTATTAACCATCTGTCTGATCTTATCTCTTAAACTCATTTCCGGTATCTTTTCCGTTGAAACAGGAATAGCCAAAAGAAGTTTTCCATTTTCTTCTCGTTCTTGTTCTATCGCTTCTATTCGTTTTTCCACATTGGATATCCTGTTCTCATATTCCAAGTTGATGTTAGCTTGCATGGCAAACATCTGTGCGGATGAAAGAGGTTTGCTTTGCTCTTTCAACGCTTTCTCCATTTCTTCGAAAGCGTCATAAAAATCATTCTTAAACCTTAGAGCCTTAATCCCGTTATATCCCATAACAAGGATAGAGAATCCTTTTCTATTCATAATGTATACAGGATTACTTTTCCCGGTAGAATCCTCATAAGTATCTATAACAAAGGCTAAACTCATTTTTGAGTTTAGTTCTTTATCCTCTGTATTAAGTAGTTTTTCTATGTCACGAATAACATTGGCATGTCTTTTCCCAAACTTCTCTGCCACTAGCAAGCTATTAGTAACAACTTGCCCATTATTGCCTTTAAATACTAAACTAACCATATTATTAAGTTTTTTAGCTATTAAAAATATTCTATATTGCTTGATTAGAATGTTCCCCTACAATTCCCTTCTTTTCTCTCCATTCGTCAGTCATGCATAGGGTGAATGCACATAAATCAAATCCTTTTTTAATATAAGATGAGAAATCTACAAATACAAAGTATGGCATATAAGTAATACCATTTTCCTTAGATACAAAATCCTTAAACATACTTTGCTCCAGATATTCATCTATATCTGAATCGTAATCAGAAGAACCATTAATGCTGCGCAAATAACTATTTGCATTAAAGAATCCGTCACTTGTCCGCTGGGCAACATTAAAATCACCCATTTTCCGGATCATCTCTTGATTCGTCTTCATGAGCCTATTTTATTTATTAACAAGCTTCCTTATTTCCTAAGAACTTATTCACGAAGTAAACTTGCCCTTTTCCGGTGACCTTCGGCGTGATAGTAGTATGCAATACCCCGTTACTCCCGGATCTTACGCCTTTCTTCAACTCAAATAATCCTTGCTCAACATATTGCTGGTTAGGAATATTGTATCTCTCACCCTGCTTTCCGAGATATCCGTTGTCACGCATCCATGCGAACAACCTTTTCTCCCCGATGGAATACCCGTTTTGAGCGATCAGCTTGGCGAGTTCACCGATCAGGCAGGAACTATTCGCTGATTGAACAGCCTTCGTGAAAGCCACGGCGGGAGCGGCCTCAGTTACTTTCCGCTCGGCCTCGATACGCTTTTGTTGTTCCTCTTTAAGGTTTGTGGCCAACTGGATCAAGAAATCGGGCGAGGCCAAGGCTTTCTCCAGTGTATCGTTTGTCATATACGCTCCATGTTTGCGGATGGAAGGGAGAACCTCTCCGCATACCCAGTCTTGGAATGGTTCGGCTTGCGGCTTGTCGGATCGCATGATTACCTTATAGAGGTTCTGCTCATTGATAAAAGTTAACGTAACTTCTTGCTCTGTTGTGATACCATATTGATTAGTAGTCTTTGAGACCCCGTCGGTCAAAACTACCCCCTCTGGTTTTAATCTTGATTTGCAGTCTCTTGGATTTTTTATTTCCAAAACCCGGCAAACGTCCACAAGGCAAAATAAAGGGTTCTCACTTGTCCCGGCTACTCTCACTTCACCGAAACGATCGTTCTCAAAAATTTTAATTGCTTCCATATCTTAAAATTTTAATTGTTCAAAATATTTTCTCCCGCAATTTTAGCCACAAGATCAAAACGACTTTGTTATTTTGATTACTTTGGCACCTCTTAATGAAAAAGCCTCCCCGACACGAGCCACAACACATCGTATCAAGGAGGCTGTTAGCGACCGCTGTCGCCCAAGATCTTCCTAGCCTGTCGTGGTAGGCTGACCAGTAAAAACAAAAAGAGCCATACCCGATAGACGTGAATCTATCGGGTATGGCTCTAAGGCTCTACTGTCTTCTTATATGTCCAGCAAATATAACTAGAAAGAATAAGAAAAGCAAGTTTTACGCTCAATTCATCCTCGATCTCTTGTAATTCTCGAAATCGATGTTCTTGCTACCCTTGGATATGGTTTTAGATAGCTTGCCTATCTCTTTTTTTATCTCATTATTAGCCCTTATTATCCCTTCAGCGTCGAAATTATTGACGATCTGAACCGGCTCGCCTTTCTTGTTATGGGTAAGCCAATACGTGTTATCCACGAAGCGGCTAAGGAAAGCAGGATCATTGAGATCCGGAACGACCTCTGCTCCCGCTGGCAATGATAGCAGGGTGGGCTTATCCGGGGTAATGTACGCTTTATCTCCTACCAATACCGCCTCACTACGGCCTCCATCGCCAACGATAGCCAGACCACCGGGGTGATTGTCGGTACCATGGGCGTATTTGGGGATGGGTTGGGCTATGATCGTGGCGAGTTGTACGGCTCCGGTAGCCGCTATCATAGCTGCAAAGATAGCTCCAGCGATAGGTCCCGTTTCTTTGTAAGCTACCATTATCGCCCGTGCCGTGGCCGCAATAGTCTGAGCTATATCTATAGACTTCTGGAACTTGGCCTGTCTAGTCTGCAACTCAGCTTTTTTCTTCTCCAGTTCCTTGTTCTTGCGGCTGGTCTCTTCCTCCGCCGCACGCTTGCGGGCCTCGGCCTCCTCTGTCGTTATTATATCTTTCTCGGCAAGAGCGTCTATAGTCTCAACCTTAGCGTCATACTCCTCTTGGTTGGCCTCTATTTCCGCATCTACATTATCTATTTGACGTTGGAATAATGAATTACCGATTGATATGATAGCAGAGATCGATTCTTGTATCAAGCGCTTTTTAGCCTGTTCTACTTTTTTTCGCTCCTCTTCCTCTCGTTTGGCATCCTCTATGATTTTATCGCTGGTCTCTTTAGATAACTGAACACGGAGGCGAGCGATCTCCTTCTCTTTCTCTAACCTCTCATCGCCTTCAAACAAATACAGATTTGATTCAAGTATACTTAATTGACTTTGTAATGACTCCATAGCATACTGATGCTCCAGATCCGATTTCTGTTTCTCATACTCTTTTTTCTTGATAATACCTTGCTCATATTGTTTAGTCAAGGCATTAAGCTCTTCGTTTATCTCTATCTGTCTTTGAGAAAGGAGTATCTCGTTCTGAGACTGCTCCGTAGACATAAGACGTTTTCCGTAATCATTGTATAGAGTCTCTATTTGCTTTAGATACTTTTCCTCTATCAACGCCCTGTCTTGGCCTGTTTTGTCCGCCTCTCTTAATTCTTTATCCTTTTGTAGTTGCAATATATCCAAGCGAGCGTCAAGCTCTTGCAAACTTCCCTTTTCTGCAATCGCAAGACGATTTTGAGCCTCCTCATTAGCCCTTTGCTCCGAGATCTTACGGTCGAATTCCGCCAACTTCTTGCTTCTCTCAGCCTCAATAGCCTCTATTTGCTCATTAACCCTTACGCCTTTCGTCTTTACGTCATCGATACGTTTTTGGAAAGATTGCTCCAAGAGAAGACGGTCTTTCTTATACCCCTCATCCATCACATTAAGACGAGCCTCCTGAATATTCCGTTCGGCCTCCATCTCTAATTTCTCCCTACGCTTGGCCTCTCGTTCTATTTGCTCCTGCTGTCGTTTAAGTTTTTCCTCGTTAGAGTAATCACTTATCCCGGCATTATCCATTATCTCTTTCGCTCCCTTTAACCGTTTAGAGACATAATCAAGATATACGTCCCCAGCCGCATTGAAGGCATCCGCCTCTTTCTGGGAAGCGTCCGCTTCCTCCCTGAGGGATTCAACGTATTGATCAGATAATTTATCCCAATCTCTCTTTAATCCAAAAAACTCATCTATACTAGCTCCTATCTTTAGAGCTCCACCTACGGTTCTATTCTTTTCCGCCTCTTCTGCTTCCTTTAACTTATTGTCCGCCTCAATAGTTTTCTGTAAAGCCTTGGAGTATTCTTCTTGTGCTAATTTTTGTCCGGCGGCGGCTTGCGCTCTTAACGACATGGCGTTAATAAAAGCATCCGTATTATCTACTAGCAGATTCTCAGCGTCATTAACATCCGTAACTGACACATCTAATTTCTTAAACTCAGAGGCGTTATCAATGATAAATTGCTTCTGCTTATTGAGATTATCTCCTAAATTATTCCATTCCGCTTGTAAGTTGCGTAATGTTACAAGATTCTCCCCATATGATGATGTCGAGTTCTTTAAAGCCTTGGCATAATCCCCGGTGGATGAATTCAAGTCTCTCTGGGCTTCCGAAGCGGCCTTAGCCGAGCTAGAGGATGACAATAAGTTTTTACCCCACTCAAAGATATCCTTACCATATACGGTAAGTAGAGTTATACCAACCGACAACAAGGTATTCCAAGACAAAGCGGACTTAGCTATTTGCTTCCACACGGGAACACCTTTCAGTCCCTCCTCCCGTAAGGCGGCGTTCTCCTTCCTTATCCGAGATATTTGGTCTACCAATATAGGGATATTGTTAGAGATAGCGAGAAAGCCGGTCTGTAGAGATACCGAGAATGCGGGAAACTCACGGGTTAATTGATTGATTGCGTTTCCCATTCCATCCCATGTGGAGACATAATTACCCACGTTTCTCTGATGCTGTCCCAGACTTTTATCAACAGATTTTACCTGAGTGTCTAAAGCCGCTATATTCTTTTGTAACTCTACCCCTAACTTGCTGTTAGCGGCTTCCGTGGAAAGCATCCGATACGCCTTTCTCAGCCTCTCCAATTGCAACGATTGCTCTTGATAACTATCGTTGGCCGAGTTGATCATTTTTGTCTCATTCGTAAGAATGTTCAACAGCTCTCTCAAGGATTCTCGATGAAGCAATTCTGCCCTTACCAGATCCTGCCTCTTTTGCACGGCATCTTTAGTTGAGATAGCCCCGCTTTTCTCCATTTTATTCAATTGGCTTTTCTCCTTGGATAGTTGGGCCAATATCGTCCTTTCTTGAGCGACCCTGCGTATATTCTCCTCCCTAGATCCCAATGTCTGGTCAATGAGTCCCTTCAATTCCTGACTTATGACAACCTCTTGTTGCTTGGCTTTCATGTTCTCCGAGATAGCGTTTGATTCCTTGGCTATGGAAGAGGATGATTGATCTAAACTATTTTGAACTTTCCCAGCTGCTTCCGCATATCTCTTGTTAACCTCTATCAGCTCATCAATCTTTCTCTTGTACTGGTCATTGGTCTTATTGAGAGTGTCAATCGTGCTTTTAAGCGCTGATACATTTTTCTTGTACTCCTCGATCTTGGCGTTCAACTCTGACAAGCTTGAGGGATTTATCGTCAACCCTTTCCCTATCTCTTTTACCAACCCGATATAGACATTCTGCGTATCCGCTAATTTCCTATCCAGACGCTCCAGTTGATCAAACG